TATTGCAACTGCTGAGTTTACAATTACATCAATAGATTGATTTGACCCATTGTTATCGATAAAATCAGGTAAAATTGCTCCGGTAAATGAAGCAGTTAATGTTACATCGTTAAGACCTAAGAATTCAAAGAATCTGTTTTTAATAACACCTCTTAAATCAAAGTATCTTGAAAATACAGGATCCTGTGAAAGAGCTCTAAGATTTGTCCAATCACCTTTTACTACATATATGTCTACAAAATAATCTGACACATAATCGTTTGGATTGATGTACGCAGGAACATTACCTCTACCATAATAATCGCTGGCTGTAACATTATATAATGAAGCGTTTTCTGACTTACGAATAATTATACTCTGTACTTCTTGTCCAAGATTAACAAAGTTAAATAAACGGCCGGCGTCAGCTGGCTTATTGTCTACAGTTGCTTGTAAATAAGCTTCATCTGGGAACCAAAAACGTTCTTTATCGTAGAATGATGAAAGCAATGCTTTGCTAACTAAACCGTTAGACTCATCTGTTGCCAGTCCAAATGAACGATAATCTACTGCATCGCCACCTTCAGATACTGGTGCATTATTTAGTGGTAATAAATTTAAACCAAATACTGGTGCTGTTTGTAAACATGTTTCGAGTGCTCTGTGGAAAAATGATCCACGCTTTTCAAGAAAGGTATCAACTGCGCCAAATACTTTACGTGAAGTTGATACATCACGTAAAAATACAGGAGCATTGAAAGGTCCTTTTCTAGAAAAACCTACAACTAGACGTATGGTCTGCGTAGATACAACAATTCTTTCTGAAGCATCAAACTCAATAGTGTAGACACCAGAGGCTTTAAACCTGTTAAGATCAAGTGTGATTTTAGCCATTCTGCTTTTTAGTTATTTTTCTTTTTATATTTTATTTACTTTATATATCTATGAAAATAATCATAGTTTTTGCAATAGCGTGTTATTTAATATAGCTTGACTTAAAATTTGAATTTTGTGGAAGCAATTCTTTTTCCATGTTTCCTATAACTTTAAAAATTTCAGTATAGTCAGAATCACTTTCTTCACTAACCAACATTTGGTTTTCTATCGCAGTTTTATATATTTGCGGTATGCTATCGTATATATCCTCAATTATATAGTTAAAGTCTTCATTATTATATAGAGCAACTAAATTAACACAAGACATTGCAATATCGTCATTTGCCAATTGAGATTCGTATCGCCCAACTGAATTGATGCCAAAAGAAGCCAATTCATCAAATGTTCTAGATTCATTTACTATTAATTTTTTATTGCGAACAAGGTTTCTTAATTCACGGCAATATATTTCTCGGTTATCTTTTTGGATTTTAACTCCTAACTTTAGAGTATCGTTTGCAATTGAATGTTTTGTATGCAAGAAAATTTCCGGATAAAAGTCGCGGTTCTTTGACAGCTTTTCATACACTAAATTTCCTTTGTAATTTATTTCAAGAACTATCTTACATTGCTCAGGCGAAAAAAGATCAAATACAAGTAACTCAAGTACTTTTGATAATTCTTCAACTGAATGAGTGTTAGATCTAAATAGCCCTACTTGGTTTAGCCTAAAGAAACTTGATTCGTCTTCATAATTTTTAATGCTTCTTATAGATGCTACAGACTGCGGCGTTACATTAAATATATTAATAATTGAATAATCCCGGCCAACACCGTCTCCAATGTCTACCGCAAATACAAAATGATCTGTCTTTTGGGTATTGCCTGGGTCAAAAGAAGGAAGCCACTTTAGACAATTATTTTCATTTGGATAATCTAAAAATGTATCGGTTTCTTTACATACAAATTCTTTGCACACTCTTTTCATTAACATTAGAGTATTTGAATCAAATAATAGTCTTGAAGACGCTAAGAATTGGTTTCCGTATTCTTGGTTAAATAATTCTTCTGAACCTAAATTTGCAATTTCTCTCTGTTTCCAATCCTCATCTCTGCCAGGAACCTGCCACCAGTCAACACGGATAGGAGCGTAATTGTTTCTCTTTTCTATTGCACCACTATATATTTCATAAAAGAGATTCATTCCATTTGGAGTGGAACAAATAATCATTCTTGATACTTGTGATGATGATAGGGTTGGATATATTGATCGGTAGAACGGCAATAAGAAGTTAGGGTGAATATGCGCAAACTCATCAGCAAACAATAAATGTATGGTAAAACCAATAGCAGCTGTTTTTGTTGTTGCTTGAGAAAATAGACGGCAGCCGTTATCAAATCTCATACCAGTTACACCACCTGCTGAGATACCAGGTTTCATAAAAAAAGGAAGGTTCTTTAGAACTGTTCTAATTTTATCTACAATTTCACTGGTTGTTTGCAGCTTATTTGCAACCACCATGATATTTCTATCGCTGTGAAAACAAAGATACCATGCAATGAAGATGGAAGAAGTCACCGTCTTACCAATTTGCCGGCTGGCAAGCATAACAACGAATCGGTTATCTTGGAAAGCAGATAGCATTTCTTCTTGGTATGGTCGCAGTTCAATTTTACGAATACCTTCGTCTGTCATTGAAAAACAATAGTTATTACCAAAATAAACCACATCTGATGCACATCTAGCCAATTCTTCAAGCTCTTCCTTTGTGTATTCATACACAATATCAGGCGCCTTCATGTCAATTTTGCCGTCGAAAAATGGAGAATAGTCAGCAATTAGTCCACGCTCTATTTTATCAATCTCTTCTGTGATCTTTTTGCTATTCCAAATTTTCCCTCTACTTGACATCTTGGTTTATCTTTATTTCGTTTGGATTTGCACTAGCACGCTTTTCAGCAACAGCTTCTCTTAAAGTTTCAATTAGTTGGCGGGTTCCTCTCATTTGATAATTAGCGTTTGGATCGTTGCCATATTCAGATTCTTCAATTTGTTTAGGCTCATCTGACTTTTTAACCCTATAGTCTTCTTTTAAACTTTTGTAGTTGTTTTCCATAACAACCATAAAATGCTGAAACTGTTTTACAATATCCATTTTAGATCTTTGCAATGCAGACAAAACTTCAAAAGTTCTTGGGCTTAAATTTCCGTTGTCAATATCTTCAAGTATTTTAATAATTGCGTGTTCTGCAGTTTTCATTTGAAACAGCAAATTAGACAATGTTATTTTGTCTACGGTAATCTTTTGCTTAATATATTCAATCTCATCAACAATATCAGCAGTCAGATAAAACACTGATATTGAATTAACAATATGGTCAGCGTTATTATCAGAATACGCCTTAACTTTTACATAGTCCATAAAAGTTGTATTGGGCGCAGGTATATTTTTTATGCTTTCAATATCAAATATTAAATTGTCATCAATCCCATCGGATAGCATTGTTTCAAGTTCGTCCTTGATTGCCATCTCCCTTTTTTTCTCTTCTGGTATTTTTCTCATAAGTTATTTAGTTTGTCCAATCCACGGTAATACTAGTCTTTGCGTTGCATTGTCAATAATAGTTGCAAATTCAGCATCTTGAGAAATAGTTTGATTTAAAATTATAGATTGTTTGCTCTGCTCTGTTTCTATTTTATCAAATAAACGAATATTTGTTATTGCTAAATTTGATGCAACTAACGTGTAATTATACGTTGTGTTTGACCTGTCAATTTGTGTAATGCTTGCAGTATTTGAATATATATTCTCCAATTCAGTTGTCGCAATTGGCTGAGGTGTTAGCTCATTCCACTTCCTAACCCATAAATCAACTGTTAATTGACGATAAAAATTTGATATGTTTACAAAGATAGCATACCAATAATCTTCCACTAAATTGGTTGGGAGAATATTAATAGTTTCCTTTTGTGCGTCTTTAAAAACAATGTATCGGCTGGCAAATACTGATAGTCTCCAACCCTTATTTTCTCTGTAACCATCAAATAAGATTTGCTCATTAATTAATTCAGCAGCAGCACCAGTTGGCGAGCTTGTCCAGCCACTGTAATACACATCTAAATACGCAATTATTTCATTACTTACATTTATTACGTATTCTTCATAATTATTAGTAAGCGTCCTTGATGCAATTTTGCCAAATAGAGTTAAACCGTTGAAACGTGTAATTTTAATAAACTGTCCATCAGTGTATTTCCTATCTGCTGTTATTCTAAATATTATTTGCGTAGTTTGTGCACCTACCGTGCCCCTTGTTAAATAACTAAGATTATCTTTATATATTGTGTTAATTGGTTTTAATTCTTTAAACCACATGCACAATGATTTGTCATCGCTCGCTGGGAAATTAACAGCAGACTTATATTCGATCGCAGTTAATTGCGTTGGAAGTTTTGCGTTATAGATAGAACGTAAATCGTATTGCGTCTCTGATAAAATAATTGAATAATTTTCAACCTTTGTGTTTGATATTATTAAGCTATCATTGATATTTAAACGAATAGGGTCATACTTATTTGAACCAATCTTTGGATCAAATTGCTGTGGGTCTGTTAAATTGATAGAGTTTAATTCCACTTCCTCTCCAAACTGCTCTTCTGCGTCAAATGACATAATGTCAAGCTGCTCTCGTAAATCTTGGGGCTCATATCTGTTAGACTTAGGCGCATATTTTTGTAGGTTTATTTTCCAGTAAACCTCCTTTTGCATTATGCCTTTAAATAAATATGAGCTCTCTATTTCGTATATCCTATTGGTTAATGGGAAATAGATGATGTCTCTTTTTTGCGGCCCAGTACCTATACCAAATAGCTCTTCATAATACTCCTTGACAATATGACATTCAAATGGCATTTCAAAGTCAAGACCCATTGGGTTAAAAGAAATTTGGCTGTCAGGGAATTCATTTTTTGGCACCATTACCTTAATACACTTAGGATCGTCAACATCATATAACGTCCATTCATGCAGAGTAACGTCTCTTCCAACTGCCATAGGAACAGCTCTTGCATACATAACGTCGTGCCCAAACATTTGGTTAACGGTGTATGCTAAATTTTTATATAAAACAATAGCAGGGTTAACTGCATACGGTCTAAAAGTAAAATTTTCAATTTTGGTTAGATTACTTATGTTTCCATTTTCGGAAACTAGCATAGCTGGCGTAAACCCTAAATACGGATCCTTAGCGTCAGCTGACTGCGTATACTTTACATTAATGCTGTTGATTGTAATTGGGCTGCCTGAGATTAGAGTAATTCTAAAATCAACAAACAAATCATTTTCTGCATTAAGAATTACATTTTGCAAATTTTCATCTGTTAAAAGAACCCATGATGCCCTAACCCTATTTGTTGTGCCCCATCTAAATTCTTTCTTATATACGCCAGTACCCGTAATGTCTTGAACCCACCCGGTTAGGCCGGTCACAAAGTAAAATGGCTTATCTTGTGTTATCTTAACAAAGTCGCCAGACTGCGATAATATTGCCAGCATATTATGTCTATGAGTTTTTTTATATATCTTATAGACAATATGGTATATATGCTGAACCCTTCTATTGCAATACTAAAGCCTCAAACTGCTTAACCTCATTGATAAAATCATCACCTAGCAGTCTAAGAGACTCTGTAAATTCTCTTCTTGAGATTTGAAATTTAGAGCAATACAAATTAATAGTGGTATCAGAAAAAATATCTTTTGCTTTTTTGTCAGCCTTTCCCTTTGCAGTTTTTACATACATCCAGCCAGGGGTTTTGCTATACTTATTACTTAGCAGATAATGCCAAAAAGTTACTGCTTGCGCTGGATTAATTTTAATATGATTAAAATATGAAGCTTGCACTGGAAACTGTATGCTGCAAAATCTGTTCAGCATAAAAAAATGTTTACTTCGCTCGTGCATTTTAATTTTATGAAAAACATCAGGTTTTTTAAACATGCTGTCAATAAATTCAAATAACTCCATATTTTTATCTTTTTTAGTTTATATTAATTTCCTAAACCTGTATGCGGCATGATATCTAAAATATTTGCATATCTTACTAAGATACACTTGCCAGTATCATAGTTTATACTCTCTACCGAGTAAGACGATAAATCATCCGGATCTAACATCTGTACCTTATCTCCTACACTGATGACTCTCACAATATCTGATTCGAGTAATTCAATGAAGTCTCCTGCATCGTCTTCAATAAGGTATATTGTGGGTTCCGTTGTGGGTGCCGGCATTGATTCAATACCTACAATTTCTTTGAAACCGCCTTTGTATAAAACAGTATCTCCTAGATGGATGTTCATAGTATAGTTTTTTTGTTTTATTATATTATTCAGCGTAAACAAATAGTTTTCCCTTTGCTTAATTAAAAACTAAAGGATTTAAAAATATCTGACTCAAATGATTTGCTACTCTCAAAAAATCTAGTCTCTCCTATAAAAAATGCCATGTCATACGTATTAGCTGATAAATTTGCGCTAGCGTCTCGTTGAAAAGATGCCTTAAATTTGTCTTGTATGTCAGCTGGTATTATTCTTTCGTCTAAATAAACTAAAAGCAAATTTCTATCTAGCCTTTCTTTAATTATTTCGTAAGGTGCTTTTTTATTGCATACCGTTAACATGCAGTCTACAACCTCAGCGGCTCTGCTTGGTAAATCATATACATCTGTTAACCGGTTTTTAAGATTGAGAATTTCGTAAATCCTGCTGGCTTTTGATGGCGATATCTTAAATGTTTTACCTTTGTTTTCCCATGTCCATATAGGAGGAACTGCATCGCCCGCGTCACCAATAATTACCTTTTCAAATATAAGATACGCTGGATCAATTTCTTGAATATCTATTGATTTTAAAGCCTCAGCAATTAAGTCCTTTCCTCTATTCATAAAGGTTGACGCGTCAAATAAATTGTACTCATTAGTGTTTACCCATTTCGTAAATCCCATTGGTGCCACAATTTTACGCGTTTTTGAGTTGGGATTATATACCACCACAAAGTTTTCCCCGTTAAACTTAACGCATTGCGTTAAATCTTTATCGCCTGTGACTATCACTGCGTCTTCTCCGTTATTAAATAAGGTAGCCGCCCAAAGATGCATTAAGTCATCGCCCTCCGCACGGTCTTCTTTAGATACGATAATGCCTTTCCTTTGCAGTATTTCGCCAAATTCATGCAGTAGGCTATAAAACATATCCCAGTCAACAGCGGTTTCATCTTTAACCCGGGTTCCTTTGTATGCCCCGTCTTCAATTTGAATATCCTTTCTCCAGGATTTTGAGTCAATTGTAAAAATTATTTTGCTAGGGTTGCCAAACGTACGTATAACGTGAGACATATCCGTTGCAATTTTTCGCATAAACATTGCTTGATCCTTTTCGCTATCCAATAAACGTTTACCTGATGAGTAGCCGCTAAATATGTAAAGAGTCTTGTAGAATAAGTAGTTTCCGTCAATGATTAATGATAATCCCATCTGTATGTTTTGTTTTTGGTTTAGCTTTATATAAATATAACTATAAAATTTGCATTATGCAAATTTTTAGCTGAAAAGTTATTAACAAAATAGCTTAGCCTATGCTGCGTTAGCTTCTTGTGTTTCAGGTTTTAAGTCCAGCGCGTAACGGCCATTTTCTTTATCCTGGTTTTCTGTCTTTTTGTTGTACTTATTGCGTATTTCGGTTAAGAAAAATTTGCCTTGCGACTCTGCATTACAAAATGCATGATAAGTTTCTTCGCTGAGCCCTTTGTACAAATATTGCTCGCCGTTATTAAAAGTAATGGCAAACTCAAGCGTGTCTGGTGTGTATTCCGTTTCTTTAATAAGAGAAGACTTCCATTCTAAAATTTCTGATGTGTATAGTTCCATGTTTGTTTTAATATTAAGAGTTTAAGATCATTTGAATTTCGTAAGCAGCTGCAATCATTGAGATGGCTGGATCTATTACATGTATACGTTGCGCTTGGTAATGCGCTACTTTAATTATTATTTGCGGAATCTTGCCCGTCTTGTTTGCGTGATTTTCTTTAATGTATTCTGGCAGCTCATGCCCTAACGAATGCAAAACATCATCTACCCTGTTTACATAGTTTGTCATTAAAAATTTATAGTTTTCTTGAGGATCCGCGTTTGTTTTGCATACGATCTCAAAAATATCCCTAAATGAATAGTTTAATTTCTTAACGTCTTCTGTCTTGATTTCCTTAATACCTTGTACATAAAAAGTCTGTATCTTATTTACGATAGATCGCATATCTGGGAAATTTCTCTTTACAAATTCAATGATAGCGTCTTTTTCAATCTTAATACCAGCCTCTTTAAATATAGTCCAGGATCTTTTAATAAACTCAACCATTACCTCTTTTTCTTCTTCTTTACTTGCAAAGTCAAAATTAATGCAGGTAAACCTAGATTGTATTGGATCCGGAACTTTATTAATGTAATTGCAAGTACCTATAAAACGTGCTGTCTCTGCAAACTTTTCTATCGTAGCTCTTAATGCTTTATAGAATTGGTCAGATGCGCCGTCCATTTCATCTAGTATAACAACCTTAAATCGCTCAGCGCCGTCAAGTAGACTAATAGTTGAACACCAATTTGTAATCTTTTCACGAATAACATCAACCGAGCTTTCGTCAGACACATTAATGTATAAGCAAGGATAGTTAGATGCAAGAACTTTAGCTAATGAAGTTTTGCCTAAACCCGGCGATCCAGTAAATAAATAGTTTTGGTGTAATTCGCCGTTACCTATTGATTGACGTACGCGTAGAGGCAAGATCATTTGCTCTAGATTTTTTGGGCGATATTTCTCAGTGAATAATTGTTGCGACATTTTTTTATTTTTTATATTAAGCAAAGCAGATTTAGTTTCAACTATGTATCTTACTATAATTGAATACTTGGGCTACTAATCCAGGCAATTAAGTGTCGGCGTCGGCCTGACAAGACTGGTTTAATTTCCTTTAATACATAGGCTGGGCTAATCATAGCAGCTCCTTTGCCTCGGGTTACAGTAAAGGGTTTATGAGACGGCAAATATTCAACTTGGCCGCCTCGATAGTCTTCAGAACTTGATAGGTTAATTAAGGCTGTTAATTTACGTGAAGAAAAAGGTATGCCTTCATTTACATCCGTATGCAATTTATGAAAATCATTAACATCATACTCAAAATAAGATATTTTTTCAATCATAACTAAATCAGGTATTTGGTATGCTGAGTTTGCATACTCAAACAATTTTGCAATCCTTCCATATAGCCAAGCTGATTCGTCAGTGTATTCTATCCAGCCTGAAGAAAAGCTAAACGCTTCTTCGTTAAACCTTGTCAGCTTGCAGTCTAACAATAAAGTATCAATAGATTTAAGTTCGCTTGCGTCTAACTCTTCGCCTAACACAATTACTGACATTGGCAAATTGTTGCCTAAACATATAGTCCAGTTATTAATATCAATCATAATATTTTTATTCATGTATAACAAAAAAGTTCCAGCTTTTACACTGGAACTTTTTAAAATTTAATGTTTAGTTGTTAAAAACCCATACCTCCTCCGTCTTGCGAAGATGCTTGTATGTCTTGTTGCTTTTTCATATATGCAAGATCATCAATTTCTTTTTGCTTATTGAGCCTATTATTTTCTTTAATATCAGCTGAATCCAATTTAAGGTATTTTTCAATTACAAATTGCGCATTAAAATATGGTACATCTACATCCATACCTGTTGCGTCTTTTGCTTTTACCATAATTTGCATAAGTTGAGAAACAAAGTTTACCCTCTCTGTCATAACCTGCATTGATTTCATTTCTTCAAAAACGTTATCAGCATTAAACTTTAGTGCAAGAGTTGACTTAAACAATTCATCCTCAGCAAGCTCGGGATATTTTAAACCCATCTGAATAAACAAAGGCTTAATTAGGATTTCTTGGTATATAGATCTTAATCTATTAATAAACTTTGAAAATCTAATTTCATCCCTGTTTGTGCCTTCAGCTGAAATGTTAACGTTACCGCCACCATTTGTTTGGTCAAACCTAGAAAATGGAATTTTAGAGTCTTCTTGTAATTTATTCTTAAAATATGTTACAATATCATTATTGCTAAGATCGTATCCTTCTCCGCCAATTACTGAAATATCCGGAGACTCTCCATTTTTTGAGGGGAACAAATAGTTTTTGTAAAATTGCATAGACGGTTGCCCATTTACTGCCAATTCCCCAGACTCGTAGTTTAGTGAGATATCTTCTTTATAGATACTCATCATTTCAGCTAGCGATTCTTTAGCCTTCTGCGGAGATTTAGTACCAATTGGAACCACCATTTTCATACGGAACGATGAGTTCATGATATTCCATATAATTCGGCTATTTTCCATAATACGCAGTAGATTAAAACTACGTACTAATCTCTCTACATAAGATACACGAGAAGTAAAATTTCCTTTAGCATAAGATATGTAAATAACCTGTGAATCAAGCAGGACTCTTTTCATAGATGGAATATCTTCATACTGCACCCATATTTTTTTGTAATTGCCGTCTCCGCCCTTTTCAACGCCTGGACGTAATGAAGTTGGATCTAATTCTTTAAAACCAACTATATTTTTAGCATCAGGGTCAAATATGATTTCAAACGATAAGAAGCCATCAATTAAGAATTGCCTAAAATATCCCCAACCATCATGTCCTTCATCAAAGTGGAAGTGTGAGTATATTTTTTTATATTCAATATTAAGATCTTCTATAATAGAGTCAGCAGTTTCAGGCGCAAGAATTTCTCTAACTTTAGATGTATCAGTCCTTGCTAAGTAATTGCCTTCATCATATACAATTGCTTCATCAGACAGCGTATCTAATATAAATTCAATCTCGCCGTTCATTGCAAACTTTCTAAGATATTCTCGTCTTGACTTGTAGTCTTTGTCAAAAAATGCAATAAACTTTTTAGATCCTACGTCTGACAATGCAAGAGAATACAAAAACTCTTCTGGCAAATAACCTTGATTACCAAATTCTGCTTCTGTAACGCCGACTGCCCTGGACTGGCGAACAACCATATCTTCGTATCGCATTCCAAGATTTGCAAGATTCTTTAAGCTTTTTGAGAGCTGACCAAAAATTGGATTTATACCTGCGCGATCAATAAAACCAGCCATATAATGTTATTTTGTTTTTAATTTATTTGAATTAGAATAATAGGAATTAACCTGTTGTTTTAAACTTTCGCTGTACGTTAGTTTTACTTTTTTTAATTTTTATGTTTTCATTCCTTTCTTTTATATATTGCCCGTAAATAAAAGATGGTGATTTTCCAGCAAATTCACGCGGAACATAATAAGGTAATAAAGGATAGTCTTCAATCTCAATTAAAACTGGCCTAATAATTCTGGTCATATCATAATTTCTTACTGCAAATTGCAGACCTACTTTAGCACGCTGATTAAAATTAATAGACATAAAATTCCAGTCTTTTACTAAATTGCCAATTTCTTTCATTGATGCAATTTTATCAGCATCACTCATTGCATCTGCCTCTATATATTTTTTGTTAAATATAGTCAATGCAGTATTAATAAAGTTTGCTTTGGCAATTTCTGGCAAAAAGTTTATATTAATGCCTTGCACTATATCCCAACCCGTGCTAGATGACTTGTACTCCCCAATAATATAAACTATTGGCCGCTTATCATAAAAGCTTAGAACGTCCTTACCATGAGGAATATATTGATAGGTATAAAAACGGCCAGGCATAAAAAACCTCAGCTTTTGCGCTTTAAACCTTTCTTGCTGCTCAATTATCCAGTACTCGTTAAACGGAGTTTTAAAGTACTTATCGTTAAAATAAAAAAAAGATTCCTTCCGTAAAGAATCCTTATTTTTTTGACTTTTATATGTATCTAAAAAAGTTGCCATTTTTTTATTTTACATTTTTATATAAAAACTCTTCTGTTATTATGACAAATCTGTAGCCTTTTGATGCAGCATGTTTTTGTGCAGCTGTAAATTTAGCCTTATTAACTAAAAAGGTTTTAGCAGCATAGTTAAAGTTCTTTAACTTTTGCATTGTTTGTGCGCCTTCAAATATAGGTTTTCTTAGCGAGCTCTCTGGCTTAATTTCAACTAGAAAATCTAATTCTTTGCCAAACTTTACAACTCTCATATAAAAGTCTATATGATAATTATGTTCTTTATTATCAACTGGGCTTATGTATTTTATAGGATACGGCTCAGAAGACCATTTAAGAACATCTTTAGTATCGTCACAAAACCTGCAGAATCTATGTTCCCATGAAGAACGATAGATTATTTTAGTTGGATCCCCGATATATTTTTCGGGTTTTTTTGGTACGTAATAGCCTTGCCGATATTTACTATTTTTGGTAGGCTTTAATTCTTTAATGTCACTCATTAAATACTATAGAATTTATCGCTATTGATAGATACTTGTTCTAAAGAACTAATAGGGTGTAATTTTCTCCAGCCCTTTGCAAAGCCGTTTTTTAATATTTGTGTGTAATACGCAAACGGGTATTTAGATTTTTCAGGATCAAAACTTTTCCAATATCTAATGACATCCATCATGGCAAAAGAAATGCAATCCCTACGATCTTCATCGTCTCTATATCTAAATTTCTTTGATATTTCCTTTGCCATTAGCTGAAACATATCAACTGCTTTAGGCGTAAGAGTGCCTCGTTCAAGCGATAAAATTACTTCTTTTTTTAGATCTTCGGGTTGTACGTAATTTTTTGCCATGTGGGGTTTTAATTTATGATAGAATCCTGTTTTTCACTCTCTAATGCGCTTATGTATGAATTTATCTCGTTAACACATTTATCTAAAGAATCATGTGATAAAGAAGAGTTATCTTTAACGAATAAAATTATATCATTAATAGAGAATGCAATTTCTTTTAGTCTTTCTGTTACTCTGCTTACAACGGCTGCATCTACATCAGGCACGTTTTCACCAGTTTTTGGATTTGCTTTAACATCCATTTCAGAATTATATACACCATATTCAAATAGTTCTGTCGGCGCCAAATATTTCTTTTGAATACTGCCTACAGTATTATCATCATGTATTATACTAATAAATTCTTCGTCGCCTTTTTTTGTAAATTCTAATGCTTTAATTTGTACAGGTTTTCCCGATTCTTTGCCAACATATGTTTTTAAAATTTTGCCTGTAACATATTCCTTAGCTTCTTTAAGATCAACCGATGCCCCATCGATTTGTGTTTGCAATTCAAGACTGTTTCCAGGAACTGCAGCAACATATTTTTTAATAACTACAATATCAGACGGCATTGCTGTTGCAGTAGTGCCGTCTTCATATTGTAGAGTAACTTCTTTGTTAGATTGAGATATCCCTGTTATCTTTGCTTTTTTTTTAAATGTTCAACTTCATCGTTGACATTTACACCAACTCCTTCAGAAAGAGTTGTAAAGCTTTTAATTTCGCCTATGGCTGAAGAATACTGCGATCTAAGGGACTCAAGTTCTTCACATATTGCGATATACATTTCGGTAACTTCAGATGACTCACGAACCTCTACATCACTGATGTTATCAAGTTTAGCTTTGCTTGCCTCAAGACGAGAAATACTATCAACATAGAATTTCTTTTTTGATTCTAATTCATGCAAATGCTTTTCATCTTTGTCTAATAAATTGGTAAAAGAATTTCCTAAGTCATAATTCATAAACTCAAGAACCATATTGCGTGATTGCATACCGTTGCAATCTTGCATAAAAATGTTTTCATTCATTGCTAGGTCTACCTTATTTATATGTAAAGTATTGCCTGCGCTAAAAATATCTACGCGACGGTTTGGATTTGCATGAGAATAGATAGACTTTACAAAATCAAGTTCAAAAATAGAATTCCAGTTTTCTACAATTTTATGTACAGCAGTTAAGATTGCCATTTCATCTTGTCTGAAAACACCAGAGTTTAAATAAACTTTTGCAAAATCCTGGCTGCTAACTGTCTTTTCATTTAATTTAACAACGATCTGCTCACTTTGCGTATCTTCAAAAATTTCAATCTTCTTGTCTTTAGCAAATATTTTAATGCTGCCTTCTGTTACTTTAACGTTTGACTCATTTAAATAATTTGATACCGTAAGAAAATCTGTTGGCAAGTTCTGTAAACCAGATTCTGTTAATTGAGATACTGAGTTGCCAGTTTTTACAAAAGGCTTACCGTGAACTACAAAATATTCAGTGCCTTCGTTTACGTGCACTAGAGAGAATACCTTTTCAAAGTAAGCGTCTTTAGAATTTCCTTTGATTTGAAACCCGCTAGCAGATTCTGTAACAACATTATACAGATTCTTAATTGCAGGTTCAAATGTAAATTTGGTTAAACTTTCTAATAGAACTGCTCTGTTTGTTGCTGTTCTATCGTTTAAATAAGAATTAACATAAGGCTCAATTCCAGTTAGTAAATAATTATTTTTTGAAGCTTTTGCTTCATATACTGCTTTGTATATTTTAATGTCTTCTGCGTACTTATCCGTATTTTTCTTTAACACATTAATACGTTCTGTAACAGCGGGAGACCATAAGAATTGATTTAATGTAGCAATCGCTGATTCAGCAACAAGCCATTCAGGGTATTCTTCTAAAGTGGAAAGTTTTTCAACAATATATCCAGTTGAAGGGTGCTTAGCTACCTCGTCTTGCTGCAATGCTGTAATTGCGCTGCGAACTCCTAGATTATGCATACCGGCAATTCTTTGCTCAACTGCAATGAATTTAGTTACAGTGTCTTCCTCAACGTGTTTAATCGATTCAATTAACATGTTCACAATGTTTTCATTAATTAAATTGCTTTGTGAATATGGTGTTATTGGGGAAATTGAGCCCGATATTTTTTCGATGGCTAATCTACATGCCTCATGAACAGCAGCATCATTAGACGCGTTATGAAGAATTTCTATTCTTTTCTTTAAGTTTAACATTTTTTGACGAATATTTTTAATCTATACTATATATATATTTAATTTAAAATTATATTTATCACTGAATTTCAAAGTATTTTGGATCTTGATTTTCAGTTATGCCGCTTATACTAAAAGTTTCAGTATTAACAGCATCTTCTATTTTAATTTGTATTTTGGTTACAGGACTCGTTGGAAACCCAGACCCTGGTTGAATTATATCTGCGCCAACAACTTCACCGTTACTTACATTTAATGAAATAACTGGGGTGCCTATATTATATGTAGGTATTCCTGCTCTACCTATAATAAAAGGAAAAACATTTATAGTGTCTACATTAGAATAGGCATTGCCTTGATTAAATACAACTAATTTATTAACACCGCCCGTAGAACCTCCGACTTCTGGTGGTGTAATAATAGCACGAACATCAGCGTTTCTACCAGTTTCAGTATTTATTGATACCGCAATAGGATCTTTTGATGAAGTTGTTCCAGTTGTTCCAGTCCCATCAGCAAAAAACGGGATTTGCCAATCAAATTGGCCTATATTAGAAATTGACCTTGCAATTTGAACCCAATTATCTGTATCTTTAATTTTATAGTATATGTTTACCCTTAATATGGTTCCAGTGTTTTGCCACTGAAATGGTAATATACTACCTGAAAAATATTTGGTTGCATCAGCAGGACCTTCTATAGTAATCACCGATACGTTTTTATCATCTATTATATTGCTTGATAAACCAGGGCCGCCAAGAGAAGACATTCTATTTACGTTTAATCTCTCGGTAGTTAAGTCAACAACTGGCAAATATGTTTCAATCTCTAAAGTAAACTCGATATTTATTTTAGAACTGTCACCATATTTGAATTCAAATGTTTTATTAATTCCGTAATCCTCCGGGAACCCTGCTTGGCAAGGTACACGGAATCCCTTATATTTAATTGAATATACTTGAGTTTTGTAAAAGGTTTCAATTATAGACTGTTGTATTTTAAATGCGTCTAGGTTTGAGTCGGTTTGTATTGAAACCTTTAAATTCATTTTTAAAGGTATAGAATTTAAAAATGAATTGTATGTTTGTACTTGGCCGTTAACTTCTTTTGTATAAGTACCACGAACAAATCTGTGCGTCATGGCTGCAGTATTAATTGTATTGTTTTCTAATGTAACAACACCTCTTGGTATAACATCATAGTTTCCATCCGTTATTTTTGGATGTATACAATCATTCCATTCTAAAAAGTAATCCTGCAAAAATCTTTCGTCGCCTGTCATGCTGTAAAAGAAAGGCACAGTTACATTATCAATATCAGTGTCTGACAATACATTGTCAAACTGTATTCTTGTGTTTAATAAGTTTACAAGTCCAACAATAACTGATCTTGTGTGGACATCATCTGTATTAAGTTTATGTAAAAAATTTGTTTTTGCCATTACTTTATATATCTTAGCTTATTTTCTCAACTGTTAAGTTAGAGAAGCCATTGCTTTTTGCTATATCTATTTTATAGTCAAAAATTTCAACTGGCAATTGGCTGTGGTTAATTACAAAGATGTTAAGGTTTAACTCTTTGCAGATTTTACGCAAAACATTTAAAATGTGATGAATACCATCAGAGTCTATCGAGGAAAAAATTTCATCTAGGAAAGTTAAATTAAGTCCTGCGAATCTAACCTTCATTAATCGGATTAGCGCAATTAGCGTGGCAAAATCTATTTTTTTTCGCTCACCTGTGCTTAATTGGTCCGGGGAAACGTTAAATCCTAAATGCTGAATGTTAACGTCAAACTCTTCATTAAAAGTAACGCGATAATCCATATTAAGATCACTCATTACTTTTTTTATTTCAGCGTTTAAGAGTGGCATGATTCTTTTGAGCGCGGATAGTTTTACACCTTTGTCTCCAAATATTTCCTCAACTATACGCAAAAACTTAGCATTTTTTTCCTTTTCTATTTGCTTGGCCGCAGCTGTAGATTTTTTTAGCTTTGCGTCTTCTATAATATTTAGCAAAGATTCTGTCTGGCTGTCGCTTGTGTTATTATCTATATTTGATATTTCAGCAGTCCAAGAATACACGTGAGCTTCGGCCGTTGATTTTTTAGCAAATAGCTCTTTGTATATTTTCTTTACATCTAGCAATTTAGTTTCAAGCGTTGCTGTCTTTTCTCTTATATCACTAATAAGATCGCGAATTCCTGCTTGATTGTAGTAATACTCGTTAAGCACTTCTTTATGTGAGGCTGTAGTTAAATCGCTTTCGCAAGTTGGGCATTTGCCAGATTCATATAAATGAATTTTAGTATTGCATGCCTTTTCTTCAGCTAATTGTTCACTTAACGCACGTTGCATTTTTGATATTGTATTCCTAATGCTGGTTTCTTTTTCCGCAATATCGTTAAGCTTTAAGTTAGCATCGTTGATAAATTTAGTATGCGTATTAATTTTTTCGTTTAAGTCTATTTTTTTCTCTTTGCTTGCTGACTCTATTTTTTCGTTTAAAGAGTCAAGCTCCTGCACAGACTTTTGCATGCTTCTATCAAGAACTGACATTTCAGTATTAAGACTATCAATGTATTCCTTAATTAATTTTAACTTATACTTAATTTTCCATTTTACATGCCCTATAATTTCTAAGCCAAACAATCTGTCAATAATCATACGCTTATCATTAACGCCCATACTTATGAAACTTTTAAAATCGTTAATTGATAACGAAATCATATTGTTAAATACATAATATGGTATACCTAGTATTTCTTCTTCTAGGTAATCTTGAACATTCTTTTT